GGTAGATTTAAGTATTCTTTGTAGTTTGGAAGTTTTGACATAAGTATTTTCTGACATTCTTTTCCGATAATTGATGGCACGATACTATCTTCATCAAAAAGACTGAATTGTATTTCTTTTGCTGCCATTTCTACATTTTTCCTTGAAAATACAAAACACAGAGCAGGAAGCATAGATTGGGCTTTGAGATGTTTTACAAGACTATGGAGAACAAATTGCCTTTTTACATATACATTATTTTTACGCATGTAGCTTACGAGATCTTGAACTTTATAGTAATTTTTTTCTATGAATGAGCCATCAGAGTTCGCAATCATGATAGGTTTTCCACTAAGTTCTGTCACCTTTTGGTCGTATCCGGCAGCCTTCGCCTTTTTTGCGGCATTCTTGTGATTGCTTATCCACATGTAATGTGTGAGAGGGACAACGCGTTCGTATGTGGGCGCAAGATACATCTTTTTAATAGGAATGTCTTCCTCCAACGATTGTTTCCGTTTTTCATCTTCGATCCAAGCAGCAAATCCTTCCGGTTTGTTAATAGTTGCGGACAGCATAATAAGTTGAACCTGTGGTGGTAGGAGAAGAATTGCTTGTTCCCACACAGAGCCTCTTTCAGTGTCACCAATATAATGAACTTCATCAAATACTACAGCAGCAAGTTCATTTTCGATATCGATTTCGAATGATAGAGGAATGTCTTTGTCTTTATCGGCTTCTGTAATTTTTTTATTAAATAGAGTGTTTCTTAGAATTTCAGTTGTCATGATTAGGACATCTGCTTCGGGGTTGTCTTTACAATCTCCTGTTAGGATACCGAATGAAATATTGGGAAATTTTCGTCGCATGTCGTAGAGTTTTTGGTTAGAGAGAGCCTTTATTGGGGAAGCATATATAACTTTCTTCTTCTGTTTTGTGAAATGTTGGATGGCAAATTCGGCAGGAAGTGTTTTTCCTGAACCAGTATGTGCTGTCACGAGTACATTATCTCCGTCAGCAATAGCCTTTATCGCCCATTTTTGGAAATTACTTAGGTTGAGTCCTTTAAATTGGTTATAAAACTCGATATATTCAGTTTCAACTGCGGTATAAGGTTTGTCGCATACGATGACCATGTTATTATTGATAGATAAAGATACAGTATTTCTATATCAATTTTGATATAGAAAGTACTGGTACTGCTTATTTATGGTCTTGTCATTAGTAGTTGAAAAGAAATATATTATCGCTGATCTTAGTAAGGATTTAATTGGAAAGGGTTCATTTGGAAATGTATATGCTGGTAAGAACAGTAATACCGGCGATGAAGTAGCTATTAAACTAGAAAAAAGTGGTGAGGACACATTATTAAAGCATGAAGCACAAATATATGCTGTATTGAATGGAATGTCTGGTATTCCACCACTTCGAAGCTATGGGATGGATGGTGATTATAATTATCTTGTAACAGATAAATTGGGTCCATCTTTGGGTTCATTACTCGATGATTACGGAGGGACTTTCTCTCTAATGACAGTAATAAATTTGGGATTAAGGATGTTGAAGTACATAGAAGGCATACATGAAAAGGGGATAATCCATAGAGATATTAAACCTGATAATTTTTTAATAGGTCTTGGTCCAAACAATCATAATCTATATCTTATAGATTTTGGATTTTCAAAATCTTTCATAGATAGTAGTGGAAACCATGAAGAAATTCAATATAATAGACAAATGCTTGGGACGGAAAATTTTGCTAGTATTGCTGTGAAAAACGGTGTAACACCCAGTCGTAGAGATGATTTGGAGTCAATTGGGTATGTGCTTATTTATTTTCTTATAGGCACGTTGCCCTCTAAGGAACATTGCGTGAATCCTAGACTTTTGTGGGAGACACACTCAGATCTTCCAGGTGAGTTCTTATTATTCATGAATTACTGTAGAAATCTGGATTTCTATTCGGTTCCTAATTATAATTATTTGCGAAATTTGCTTTTTAATTTGCACAAGCTTAGCAAGTTCAATGGTATAAACTCATTCGATTGGGAGCAAACAAGTAGTTGATTCAAACAACTTAAAGATGTAAATAGGATTATATTCTATAAGATGGCAAATACAACCGACGTTCAGACAAATACTGTGGAGCACTCAAATGGACGTGTTAAGTGGTTTAACAACAAGGCAGGATATGGTTTTTTGACGGTAAGTAGTGGTGATGAGGAGGGGTCTGATGTTTTCGTACATCATACGGCTATTCAGGTGGGAGAGGAGCAGTTCAAGTATTTGGTTGAAGGGGAGTATGTAGAGTTTCTATGCACTGAGGCTTCTGATTCAAGCAAGCACAAGTATCAAGCTTCAGGTGTTCGTGGTGTGAATGGTGGGAAGCTGATGTGCGAGACCCGCAATCAGTCTCGATCGGCTCGAACTGATGTTTCTGAGAGGACCGATAAAGGGAATCAATCGCGTAACAGAGCACCTCAGAGTTCCAGGTTCCGTGGAGGAGGGCCTCGTGTTCATTCGGTTCCTGATTCTGAGGATGGTAATGTTGAGTGGTTGCTTGTTCGGAGGAAACGCCCAAGTAATGATCAAAATGGAGGACAGAAAAGGAATTCTAACCCAGTCCGCACTTCTAAAGATGATTAAAACATTTATTTAAGATTATATTTACAGATCCATATTAGGAACTATAAATATGAGATAACGGAGAACTTTAAATTATTATTTGGTACACGACTACAAATGTGTAGGACATCTTCTATTATTACCTATGTTTTTTCATAAAATTGATTTAAAGATTTCCCTACTATATAATATAAAAATGACAAGCCAAGAAACAACACCACCATCACCACCTAAGGAGGATATTATTGACCCAGTAACTATCCAATTCGATGGAGTATTAACAAGCCTAACTACATTTCGTTCCCAGATTACTGCGCTTCAGCAGCAATTGCGGGGTCTCGAGAAAACTGTGCGAAAGGAGATGAAGGGTCTCAGGAAGGAAGCCGCCAAAAACAAGCATAAGGGTAACAGGAAACCTTCGGGATTTGCCAAGCCTACACGGATTTCAGATGAGTTATGCCAGTTCATGGATAAAGAAGATGGTGCTGAAGTGGCGCGCACTGAAGTGACCCAATTCATTATTAAGTATATTCGTGAGAAGGAGCTTCAAAATCCTGAAAATCGCAAGATTATCCGTCCTGATGCAAATCTGAAACAACTTCTAGGTGTTGAAGATGGAGATGAGGTCACATACTTCAATCTTCAGAAATACATGAATAAGCACTTTCACAAGAAGACCGCTGAAGAGAAGGCTGCTGAGGCCAAGTCAGGAGAAGCAGCAGCATCCGCCATTTGAAGTTTCAATAATATAAATTCTTTCATATTATTGAGAAAAGTTTACTATAATTCCTTCCGCGTGTTTTACATATTTTTTAGTTTTTTAAACGATGGGGAAGAAAGCGAGTAAAAGCCAGTTCAAACACAAAAAATTGAAAAGTTTATAGACGAGTAGAGTATAGAAATGAACGAAGTTTCCTTAGATAAAGTACTTTTAGATGAAGAATTTGAATGTATGATATGCTGTGAAGAACACGTATGTTCTGAGAGTCTCAAAATATGCGGTAATAAAAAGTGCACGTTTAGGATGTGCGATAAATGTTTTGATACTTTAGATAAAGTAGAGTGTCCAAATTGTCGGCAGCCTATAGAGGGCAAAGAACCTAAGAGTAGTCCAGAAGAAACAATGATGGAGAATCATCGAACGATAGTTGATGATCTGGAATCAAGACGTCTGCGACAACAGGGGCATTTAATATCCATGTGTCGAACGTGCACAACGATGCAGTTCCCATTTTGGGGCGTTGGTGCCACAATTTCTGTGGCATTAGGATATAGTATAAAATATGCCTTTTGTTATGGAAATGTTCCTTGTACTTTATTTATGGGTTTTGAGATGTGTAAAGACCGGCAACGAACCATTACACAGCAAAATAACGCTGCGTTATTGAGTCGTATTCGTGATTTTATGGAGCCTCCAGGTTACCGTTCATCATCGCCTAGCAGCAACGATGATGACGTTGACAACGGCATCACAGTAGAAAATCCTTTGACAAATGTTGAATTGGCTCCAGCAGCGATAGTTATCGAAGGTCGGTCTAGTTCTTGAGAAAATTCACGACATGAAGAATAATGTTTAATGTGTAAGACGCTTATAGATAAGACGCTAAGTGTAGTAATGTCTATTCCAATCTTGTATGCTGCTTTTATACCTACGATGTTCTCCACCGGGGTAACGGTCCTATATTTATCGATGACTAAACAGAAATTTTTTAACCAACATGATACAATATCATGTAATATTTCAAAACTCGGACATAATTTCAAGACTCTTACTGTGGGGACTTTGGGTTCTTTTTTTTTGACACCGACTTTCCAAGAAGATACACACTTCAGTATATTCGATATTTTGTGTTATGCGCTTCTAATTGAGTTGTATTGGTATATTTTACATCGTTCATTTCATGAAAACAAGTGGTTATATCGTAAGGTCCATAAACTGCACCATCAGGCAGTCGTTACGATGCCTGTAGACGCATATATTATGAGTATTCCTGAAGTCCTGTCTTTAACGTTGTGTTTCGCAGCGCCAGCCCATATGTTAAATGTAAGTCAGTCATCTACGCTTGTTGTAACAAGTTTATATGCATCTGTGGGACTTCTAGAGCACGGAGCTATGCCAGGTTACAGATTCCATGACTATCACCATTTGAAGCAAAATTACAATTATGGATATTTTCTACCAATATTCGACCATTTGTTTGGAACATGTAGAGTTGCGTAATTAAGACTAAATATGAATTTATAATTGTTTAACATCAATTATAAATGATTTTTTCAAGTTCATAGAAGATTTTCTTTTTGCATGCTTGTCATGAGACGTGTCACACCAATACCGCCTCCACTTCTGGTGAAGAATTTTAGCTTCAGGAAGTCATCGAGCTCGGCATTTACTCTTTCCTTACCGAACTGGTTATAAAGTGTATTAGCATACATGCCATCACTAATAGTATTGAATGTGCGTCGCATATCCTCAGGGCTGTTGCTCCGTTCAGCTGAACCGATAGTTTCCATGCCACTAAGAATTACATCAACCTTCTTAGAGAAACGCTGGTCGTCATGTAACTTCATGTTCCAGAATGGGCTTGTAAAACTTGGGAAGTTCTTGAGAAAGAAAACAGGACCATGCTCTTCATACATTTTCTGTTCGTGTTCGTGCTCTAAGTCGAACACCTTGTATTTTTCACCCATATTCATGTAGTCGTCGTTGGGATATGGGACATCAGACTTGTCGCCCTCTTTCGCGGTATAACCTAAATGGACGAGAAGTTCAGCTTCAAGCTTCATA